GTATTTGCGTCTGTAATAGGGAAAATAGGCACGTTTATGCCTGCTCTTTGAAATGTTTGTTGAAATAGCTTATGTTGAGTGCCATTTTCAAATAAAAACTCACCTAATGAGTCTTTGTCACCAAATTTAACAATAGAAAGGGTTTCAAAGTTCATTATCTAAAAAATTCGTTACGGATGATGATATAAATTCTAATAAGCGTATAGATTAGGGTAGCCCATAAAACTGCAGAGGAAAGAGTTACGTGTCCCAGGATTGCGCCAATCCAGACTAAAACAATATCCCAAAAGGATTCGTGGCTGTTTGGTCCGTCTACCATTAGAATGTACCTGCCGATCCGTTTCTACCGTCAATCCAAGCAAGGATGTACCAATTTGATCCATCGGATTGAACTTGTGCGCCAGTGTATTGGCTTGTAAATGTTCTAGTTGTATTGCCATCAATGGTTTGTGATGATGTTGTAGCAATAATGACAGAGTTTGCAGTGCTGTCTATTTTTTTAACAATATAAACTTTACCAGAAATAGATGCTGCAGTTGGTAAAGTAATTGTCACAGAGCCTGTAGAAGCATTAGCTAAAATAGTTTCGTCTCCTGCTGCTGCGCTATAGTTAGCTGTTTTAGTCACTAGGTTAGATGTAATAGCAACATTACTAATTGAACCAGAAGATATAGTGACGTTGCTTAATGTAAGGTTACCTACGCTAGTTGTTGTACTGCCTAAAGTTAAAGCTGTGTTACCAAGCGTTGTACTTGAATTAGATAAGAAACTATTGGGAAATGTTGTACCCACTGCATTAATAGTTACAGTGTTATTAGCATTAATAGTCATAGCGTCTGAAGTGCTAGAGCTACCATTAGCTATAAAATGAATAGCATTAGCTTGGTTTGTACCAATAGCTAAATCACCACCACCTGACTGAATAAATGTTGCATTGGGACTAGAAAATGCGTTATTAGGGAAACCTGCTGCTGTGTAACTGTAAGTTGATCCATTAATACCAATATCAGCATAAACGTTACCTAACTCATTGTATAAAGAATAAGATCCGTAAGATGTATTTCCTGTATTTTTGTTTTGTACAGCTACAAAAGAATAGGTAGTAGCGTTACCTACAAAACTAGCAATAATACCTGTATCGGCTGTAATATTAGCAGCGCCACCTACAGATAAACTTCCTATGTTAGATGATGCACCGTTATAAGAAATATTAGCTGTATTAAGGTTAGCGTTACCATTAGAAATAGTGACATTAGCTAAAGTCAAGTTACCAATAGAAGTTGCAGTACCACCAAGGCTTATAGAAGTATTGCCAATAGTAAGAGAGCTATTAGCCAAATAACTATTTGGGAAAGTTGCAGCTACGCTTGTAATATTTGCAAAGGCTAATGTAAGGTTACCAACAGATGTTGTAGTGCTGCCTAGTGTTAGCGCTGTATTACCAAGTGTGGTTGAGCTATTACTTAAAAATGAATTAGGGAAAGTGGTTGCAACATTATTAATAGTCACATTGTTTAATGTCACATTACCAAATGTAGTGACAGTTGAACCTAAAGACACACTTGTGTTGCCAATGACTACACTACTATTACTCAAAAAATTATTTGGGAAAGTAGTTGCTACATTGCTAATGGTGACATTAGTAAGTGTTAAATTGCCTACAGTAGATGTAGTAGATCCTAGCGTTAAAGTAGCGTTACCAAGTGTTGTAGTAGAATTTGATAAATAACTGTTAGGAAAAGTTTGAGCTACGCTTGTAATATTAGCATTAGCTAGAGTTAAATTACCTACGTTTGTAGTTGTGCCACCTAAAGTGACAACAGTGTTACCTAAAGTAAATGTGGTAGAAGGTGTGCCACCAATGACACGTTCCCATACAGAACCATCAAATACTGCCCAGTCACCAGCGTTCCATGTTGTAATACCGTTAAGGTTAGTTGATCCTGCAACAGAAACTAAATAGTAATAGCCTTTAGTACCTACACTTGAAGTAAGCGTAGGTGTATTAGTAGAAGCGTTCCAAGTACCTTGGTAGACAACGCCACCTGTAGTACCTCCACCCGTACCTGTGCTTACTGTTTTTAACATTACATTCCGTCTCCAGGAGTGATATAAACTAATGCAGATCCACTAGAAGTAATGCCCGTAAAATAAGCGTTAGGTGCAAATGTTAATACTTCGTCTGTACCTGGCAATAATGGAAATGCAGGACCTGTGGTTGATACTACTGTAGCATTATTAGAAGCGTCACTTGAAGTTACGCCATAACCTAAAAATACAGCAACATTACCTGAATTAATAATACGGTATTGATTACCACCTAATGTAGTACTACCGCATTGAACAGGTGTAGGAGCAGAAGTTGCAGCCGTAAATGCCACTGTATTACCCATTTTTGTAAACGCTTGAATACCCATTATTGAGTTACCTCCGTAGCTTGTGCTGCTTCTGCAGCCAATGTGCTAGGTGATTTAGCCCATTGAATGTTACCCATAATGGTGGCTACTGCATCCACATCTGACGCTGCTGTGACTGCTGTTCTAGTTGAGTCTGCAGTTGCACGAATAGATGCTCTATAAGTATTCCAATCAGGATTGATAGGTGTAGAAGTTTCAAAGGCTTTTACCACCATCCAATCACTTGGTTGAAGTATTGTGTAAGCAGTATTATTAATTTGACTTAATGAATTTGATTTCACACTTGTCAAATCTTTTGGTGTATTAATGTAAGTTAAAGAAGGTCCGTTTAATTCTGTGCTAACCCAGTAATACTGATCGTTAGCTGGTTGATTAGTAGCTACGACTTCTTCTAAACCAATCGCAGCCTTTTGCTCTGGCGTAGATAGGTTTAACCAATTAGAAGCGTATGTAATTCCACCAATGGTGAATTGCGTACCATCTTGTATATATTGTCCATCTGTTGTTGAATAAAACATATTGTTCTCCTGTTATCTTGCTAAAGCGTTTTTAAATGGGTTTTCTGCAAATGCCAATACTAAATAAGTTCCGCCCGAAACATTTGTATCAGAATTTGTGCTTCTTAATTTAAATCCATTGGATAACATATCATAAGGATTATCTGATGAAACTTCAGCATTATTAGCATTTGGATATAAAGTATAACCTGTAACATTTGTTGGATCACGAACAGAATCATGGACAATCCAACCATTACCACTTGCATCTACTCGTTTAATCATAATATATTTAGGTCTAAATCCAAGATATACAAAAACACCATCAGTAGAACCATTGCCTGTGTAATAAGTTATTTTGCTAAATCCAGCAATTTCAGCCCAAGCATAACAAACATAATTATTGCCTGATTGACAAGTATTTGTATCATTACCGCCTAAAGTAATGACAGATGAAGTTGGCAATGTAGACCAAGGACTTCCTTGAGCAGTCCCGCCATTGGTGCTATTTAAAAATGCATATTTAACACCATTATCAGTATAAATATAATTTACTACCCAATTACCTGATCCACTTGTTCTATTTTTAATTATCCATAATTTAGGAACAACACCTAATCCATGACCAATAGTATTTGGCGATGTATTTACCCCCGCATAAGTAATAATACTAAATCCAGCACTTGCATTTACTTGAACAGTAGAAGTAATAGAGCCATTAGTGTTAGATGATGTAGTTCCGTTATTAGAGTTCCATTGCCAAGCTACATAACTATCACCATTAAAATTAGGCACATTGGTGCTTGATGTTGTTCCTAAACTAAATCCATTAGTATTAATAGCAGTTAAATTAACATTAGAAGAAGCCGAACCTTCTGCCGCAGTTTGTTCAGGATAAAGACCTTTAGTAGTTCCTACACCTCTAGTTGAATCATACAACCAATGTCCATTTGCTCTAGTTCTATCTTTACCCCATGTCATATCAGGTTGAAATGATTGAGCATTGGTAACTGTTAGTGTAGAGCCATTACCTGTATATAGCGTTGCATCCATATACTTATTACCTTGAACAATAGTGCTTGTAGGTAAATTATATGCGTTTAGTGCTACAAAGCCTGATGGTGGTGTGTAAGAAAATGGTCTTTGACCAAAGTTAGTAGCAAAATTAGATGTTGTTCCTAATATAGAACTTGCTGCAACATAAGAATATGATGAAGACAACCCTGTAAATGCTGTGCCTTGACTTACATTGTTTTTATAAAATGTAATTGTTCCAGCACCTGTATCAACAGCTACACCAATAACATCACCTGTTGTATAAGATGCACCATAAGCAACACCTGCTGCATTGTTATTTTTAGAACCATTACTTTGGTAACCATAAGTATTTGCTGTGCTTCCAGAATAACTAGATGAAATATTATCTACAGTATTTGCAACACCTACAACTTCTTGAGTAGAACCTGTGCCTGTAACTACAGTAACTTCCCAATACCATTGACCTGTTGAAGGTAAAGCCATTGTACTAACAACTGATTTCCAAGAACTGCCATTACCTACAGATACATTTAAGTTTGCATTTGAAACAGTAAGACCACCTTGATTAGTTAATGGGTTCATTACTGGGTAATTAGCCACAGTCGCACTTGTTAGCGTAGGCACATCTGTCATAGCATCATAAGTTGTGCCAGCAGTTACAGATATGTTATTAGTATTCCAATAGTTTCCGTTACCTGAAAAGTCTTGACCTAGACCTGTGTTAGAGCCTGATGTTAAAGCTATGTTGCTAAATTTAAGGTAGAATCCATTAGTGCCATAAGTGCCTGTGTATTTAGCTGGTTGCCATACACCTGTGGTTGCGTTTGTAGAGCCAAATGATGATGGTGTTAAAGCTTGTCCGTCAATGAAATTAACTTCAGTCATGTAGCCGTCATAATATTGTGCATCTTGAATATTTGCACCTAAAGTATGTCTATTAGTTGCATTAATATATCCATTGCTTGATGTGGTTGTATTTGCACTAAATGATTGTGATACTCCATTTACGTAGCAAGCACTTGTAGTTCCATTTCTAGTAATAACTACATGATACAAAGCTGAAGGATCACGATATACTGCATTAGTTGTAAATGAACCAATAGTTCCTGAAGTATAAATACCCCATTGAATGTTTCCACTTCCATTTACTCTAAAATATTCATAAGCTGTAGCTGAAGAATCTGCTGCAAAAAATGGATTATTAGCAAAAACACCTAACTTTACCCATCCACTCCAAGTCCATACTGTTCTATTTCCAGCAACTCCAGGAGTTCTATTAAGATAAGCAGATGCACTACTTCTAAAGCGAAGTGAGTTGTTGATGGTGTATCCACCAGAGGGAGCAGCAGTTTTAGCAGCACTAAACATTAGTAATTAAGTCCGAATACCGATCCGTAAGTGTTTGTACCGTCTTGGTAAAAATTGAATATGTCGTATTTACCAGAAGTACTTGTTGCTGTAGGTGTTGTACCACTTGCCCATTTGAGTGTACCACCACCAGCCCATGTGAGTGTATATGCACCAGAATAAGTCACAATTAAAGTAAATGACTTACCTGCGGTAGAAGCTGGAAGTGTAATCGTAGTACTTGCATTAGCGGTTAATTCTTGAATTGTACCGTTAGATAAAGATACAGAAATCGCTGTACTTGTATTAGCTGTATATAAAGTTTCTGTATAGTTAGTCACAGTAGGTAACGCTAATGTTAAGTTACCGATACTGGTTGTTGTACCACCCAATGTCACTGTCGTATTACCTACAGTCGCTGACGAGTTAGATAAATAACTATTTGGGAAAGTACTTGCCACTGACGTAATAGATACGTTAGGCAATGTAGCGTTATTGATTGTTGTAATGGTATTGCCAAGCTGAACTGCTGTATTACCAATTGTAATCGCAGTGGCGAAGTTATTATCCAGTTGCGATAGTGGTATAGAAGTCGTGGCGTTGGCAAACGTATTTGGTACTGGCATATTAGAACCTCACTCTTAATTCATGTTCAAATTCAAACGTGTTAATAATAAAATTAGGGGAATTAGATGTTACTGTTAACCCTAAATATTTACCCCATTGTTGTGCATCGGATTTATACAATGCGTATCCCGTAACTGTTATCCATCCTATTATAGCACTACTATTATTTGTCCAAGCAACATAAGCACCATAATTATTAGTCCATCCTTGGAAATTATTATTTGAAAGCGTATAAGCAGGACTAGATCCATATTCAGAGTCTACTGTCGTGGTTAATGTACCACCTTGATTTAAAGTCGCTTCTATACCAAATTTAAGGGCTTGTTTAGTCCTAATAGGATCACCCATAGGAAGTAAAGCTGTTTGAATATAAGTAGATACATTAGAAGTAGAATCAGCGTACAGTTGATATAAATTGTTACCAGAAGTTCCGTAAAGGGTGACTTTACCCCCAACAGGTACAGAAGTAATGGCATTTAAGTTATTACCTTGGCTTGTAATAAACCATTTCTTTTCAAAGAATACGGCTTGAATATAACGGCTAGAAGAAGTATTGCCGGCAGTGCCGGTATATTTAAAATTAAACGCAGCACAAAGGATATTATTGAGTAATACTTGTCCTGCATAAATAGGGCTACTAAAATCAATGTAAGGGAAAATACCGTCTAATTGGTCAGATATTTTAGATGTTGTTGAGCCTACAAGTGCGTATACACCGTAATCATTTAAGAATAGTACAGACCTAAAATACGGGAAGATTGCATTAGGGCGTTTACTACCTACAGAGGCAGAAACGTTCGTATTAGTAAATACTGTTGTACCATTAGTTTGAACAATAACATCAGAGAATACGTTAATACTATCATCACCAAATATGTATAAGAAGTTATTGGCTGATAGTAAGTATTGAATGTTTCCATGTAAAGTGGAATCAGTTAATGTGACTGAACCTGCTGAAACGCTTGTAAAGTCTGAATAAGAACCAGCAGCACTATAAAATATGGTTCTACCTTGAGCAATCCATACACGACCAGAGAATGTAGCAATAGATACGTTTTTAGTACTATTGACAATAGGAGTTAAAACTGCACCTGAACCTCCACCACCACTGACTGTAACTACAGTATTGGCTGCATTAGTATAGCCACTACTTTGATTGGTCATAATGACCTGAACAATAGCGTTACCTTGTGTAATGGCTTTAGCAGTCGCACCTGTACCGCCACCACCTGAAATAGAAATCGTAATATTGGCAGCATTGGTGTATCCAGAGCCACCATTTTGTACAGAAATGCTTAATGTGCCAGTTTGGAAGTTTAATAATTGAGCAATCGCTGTGGCATTAGTACCACCGCCACCAGAAATAGTGACTGTAAGGTTTGCGGCATTGGTATAACCCGTACCTGCATTAATTAATGATATAGCTGAAACTGCATTGGCTGTAATGGTAGATACGGCATTAGCTTGCGTACCATTCGTTTGGTCAGGGGCTGAAATAGTTACCGTAGGCGCAGATGTATAGCCAGAACCAGGGTTTGTAATTCCAATAACACCTACAGAACCAATAGAAACTACACTATTTCCATCCCATGTAGAATAACCTTTATCAGGATCAAGAATGAGCATACGCTCATTTTTCCATTGTGTTGTAGATATACCAGTGCTTGAGAATGTGCCTGCAGCAGCGACTGTGCCTTTAGTATTGGTTTGTATATTATAGTATTCAGCAGAGCCGTCTGATTCAAACGCTACAACATAATCATTAAGACCAATATTACAAGAAGATAAAAAGGTAGGTGTATGAGTCCATGCGACTGCTACATTACTAGAATCATAAACTTGAGAACTTGTAGGAAGAATACGAAGATTACCAAAACCAATAGGTTGAGCGTTTTCTAACCAAGAGAACTCATCTTCGGTGATCGCTGTTCTATTAGATTTAGTATCAAGCCCTTTAAACTGTTTAATGACCTGATACGATTTCTTCTGTTCTGGAGACGCTGCCATGTTTAGTATGGAGAACTATAAACGCTAGGAATACGTCTTGTATAAACGCTGTTTAATACAGAAGATACGTGTTTAATATATTCTTGTTTAAATATCTCGGCTTCACCAAAAGACTGTTCATAATATTTAGCTATATAAGCTGCATAGTATTTAACAGGAGTGGTATAAGGATCATTAATGACATCGGATGTATTTTCTGTACCTAATGACAATTGATTAGGTAAAACAACACAATCCACTTCAATTTGATACACTTGGTCAGGTACTGGTCCAATATAGATTTGTTGTTGACCATAGATAGAGAACGCTAATGGTCTACCAATATAGTTTTGCCAAAAACGTAAACGAGCATTAAAGTCTGTCCAAGATAAGTAATCCATTGGCACACGAGTATTACCCCAATAAAGATTGACGTTTAATACATCAAGCACTGTGTTACCTGTAGATGGTGATAATGGGCTTGTTCCCATTAAGTTAGTTAATGCTGCGTATGAAATATTTTCACAATTACCTACATAAGTTAAACCTGCAGTACCATTTAAAAATTGTGTACTAGGTGGATAGTTTTGATAATTGTTTACATTGTTTTGTGGGTACGGAGGTGCAGTTGTACCTGTTGTACCAGCTTGTGTGACTTGATAAATAAAGATATTACTAAATATAAAGTCATTTAAATTGACCGCAGTACTTGCAGTCCAAGCATAAGGATAAGTTGGAGTTACACCGCCAATTGTGGCTGAAGGTGCTACTTGACAAGGTGTTTGTGTGACAACGACTTCTCGTAAGCAGCCGGTATCTCGCACGACTCTTTCTCGTGCTTCATTAATATAATCTGTTAGTTGCTGCTGTGTATAGAAGTTACCATTTGCATCATGCAGCAGTCTTTGTACATCTGTAATATACGATGATAGAGTTGATGTTGCCATTTATTTTCCATTTTGTTTTAAGC